CGTTGATCTTGCGATAAATTCATAAACCCTTGCTCAATTGCTTTTACCCCAAAATTTCTTAACTGCACGTTTTCGTCTTGTGCTAGATTAATAAATGTAAGAGGTTGCCTTTTCGCATATATTAAAGCATCACGTTTAACTTCTTTTGAAGTCATTTGATTTACTCTAGAACCTATTTCAACACGCAATATTGCTTCTAGCTCATCAATGTCTAAGCTATTAGCTAAATTAAGTGCGTCAAGCTCAAGTTCAATTTTATCAAGCTCGTCTTCAGCGTTAGCTACAGCATTAAACTCTGTGAACAGCCTGTCTTTAAGCGGATGATATAATGAAAGTAATTTTTGTAATGCTACATTTCTAGCAGGCACTGTTAGTGTGCCGTTTCTAAATATAACATGCTCTAATGTTACTGGTCCTTCTTGTTCATCTACAAACGGACTTGGTTGATTAGTAGCATATCTTAATTCTCTTTGATAACCTTTTTCTGAGTCAAACCACAATAAATCTCTTTTTTGAGAATGTTTTGTTGGTATTGTCATAATTAACGGTTGTTTTCTACTGATAAGAAAATATGTTCGATCTTTAAATTCCCAATCTGGTTTTGCAGGCTCTACTGCTTTTGGCGCTGGAGGAGCAGTAATAATCTCTTGCTCAACTACAACGTTATCTTTTTGCACAGCTTTAGCTGTACTTGTTTTTTTTGTTGCCATAATATAATAAAATTAAAAAGTTAAGGGTAAGAATTACCCCTGAAGTTTCATCAGGGGTAAACCTTACTTGTAATTACCCTTATACTGTTTCTTTCAACAATACAAAGTTATTAGCTCCTTGAACACACAAACAACGCTCAGAAAGCATGTGTACGTTCATTTCATCGATGTCAGAAGTATAATTTCCTCCAACTGATCCAGTGATCCAAGACTTCATACGACGATCATCAGCTTCAGAAGCACGATAACGAACGTGTAGGAAAGGACGTTGGATGTTCTTGCCTAAAGTTTGGTCGTATACAGTTGATACACCAGCTGGTACAAGAACACCGTCAATATCTCCGGTAAGACCGCGAGTAGCAGCATCGTTCAAGTATTTCCAGTCAGTTTTGTAGAAATCATAAGATCCACGACGGAATCCGCTAAATCCTAAGTTAAGAGCCATATCCTCACTGTTGTCAAATACTCCGTAAGAAGTACCGCCAGTTCCGTAAGAATTAGCACGAGCTAGCATGTTGTCAATAGCCAAAGAAGTACCGCGATCTAAGAAAAGCATGTTTTCCTCGATAGCACCTTGCTTGTCAAGCTCAGCTAAGATCAAGTCAAATTCAGCAAGACCTGTAAGCCCAGTACCGTTATTAAAGTCGTGATCGTTGAATACTAATCCACGAGACTCAATAGCAGCAAAAAGACCTTCAGTACCACGTACTGTTTGTCCGTTAGCGTCGGTAATTGCAGTTGAAGCTGTTACTTTTTCGGCTTCTACCATAGTCATTTCAAGATAATCCTCAAAACGAAGACGGGTTTCATGCTCAGACTTCAAATACCAAAGGTACCCAGAAGTTCCCATTTCACTAGTTACTTCAACCCATCCAATCTGAGCAGTATCACTACCGTTGATTGAATATTTATCTTTCATGATAATTGGGCTGTTAGAAAACTTTTGGAATCCAGCATCAATTGATCCTTGCATTCCAGCAGAACCTTTACCAAACTCAGATCCGTAAACGAATACTTTAAGATCGGTTGGGTTACTTACTCCAACAAAAGAAGCTGGCCAGTCATCATTATCAAGAGCATAAGCCTCGATAGAGTCAGTAGCTACAGCAGTTACAAAAGCACGTACAGTTACGAAACCTTTTGCAATGATGATTGTTTGGTTAGGACGGATTGCGTGACCAGTGATGTTAATGGTGTGCTCTGTAACATCATTAGCTCCAGCAACAGCAGCATTATCATAGGCAACGTGTAAACGTCCTTGCTCAGTCCATACAACTTCGTCAGAAGCCATTGGCATTTCAGCTCCTACCATACGCAAGAAAGAAGAGATAGAACGGTTTCCGTAGCGCTCTACTTCTTTTTCATATACTTCTGGCAAGAATTGCTTAGTAAAGTTAAAGTCGTTGTCTCCGATAGCTAAATAGTTTTTATCGAACAACGTTTTGGTTGGTGATGGGGTTAATCCAGCAGGATATGCACCCCCGGTAGCAAAACTCATAGTTTTTTAATTTTAAATTGTTATTTTCTAATTTTCACTTTTAAGCGAGAAGTATCATCACCGGATATTGCTCTTACTTTAAATCCTTTGGCGTCTGTTACTGGCTCGTGAGATTTGCGTGGATCCATATTTACATTTTTAGATCTTGCAATACTTTCTTTAAGCGCATCAGCTTTACCTTGTTCATAAAAGTGGTTTGCAATAGCGTCGGCGTTCATAGCTGTAAATAATGATTTGTGATAACCTTTAGCATCTTTCATATTATTATTTTCATCCAAAAACTTTTTGACGAAATTGTTAATATCAGACTGCGTGTTTTTCACTTGTGAGGCATCCTTAACATTAAACCGATATTTCTTATCCCCAACATTATATTCAAAACCTTTGAATTCATTTGAGAATACCTCATCAGTTCTTTTTAAGAACGTCTTTTTTTGTTTTTCAGCTATGCGAGTAACCTCCTCGTTTTCTTTATTATAGCGGTTGAAAAAATCAACTGCTTTCTGCTGGTCTGGCGTTAACCTTGATCCAGCTTTAATTTCTTCGTAATATTTAGACTTTTGTTCTTCTAAATGATTTTTAGCTTTAGCCACTTCTTCTTTAAAAGCAAGCTTTGCTTTTCTTATTTCTCTTTCATCGTCTAATTCTTCATCATATGAAAAATCCTCCATTAAAAGATCGATGTCTTCTTTATCTAAATGCGGTTTAGTAGTTTCATAATATTCTCTTAACACCTGCGCTTCATTAAGCTGAGAATAATCTTGATTTAAACGCACATAATCTTCAAGAGTGCCACCTGTGTCATTTATAAAGTCTACGACTTTTTGAATGTTTTCAGGTAGTTCAACGCCGCTTTGCTCTTGAGCATCGATTGCATCGTTTAATTCGTCAACAAGCTTTTCAGTTTGCTCTTGAACCTCTTCTTCGGTTATTTCTTCAAGAACGGGTTCTTCACTTGCTTGTACGGGCTCTTCAGTTTCGCTGGGCTCCCGTACTTCTTCAACCACCGCTTCGCTACTTGTTTCGTCTGCGGATTCTCCGACAGGAGCATCGCTTGCATCTGTTTCTTGTTCTTGAACGGCATCTTCTTGCTCTTGTTTAAATTTACTTAAGTCAACTCTAATAACGCCGTCATCTACTTCTGGCGTTGGCTGTTCTGCTTGTTGAGGTGTTTCTTCAACACTTTCAACAATTTTGTTTTCTTCTTCGTTCATGATAAAATATTATATAATTATACACTTATTTATATTACCTGGGTTCAAAGGAACCTAAGTCAAATCCGCCCAGCACGTCATTACCTGCTGATTCAAAATTTTTTGGCGGAGTATTATTGTTTCTTTGATCAATAAGCTCACTCTGGCGACTTGCTTGTCTATCCACGCGCTTATCTTTGCGATCTTCTTTAAAACCTTCTTTGCTTTTATAGACTTCTGCTTCGGCACTTTTTAGCTGCATGTTCATTTGGAATTCAAGCTGCATCAATTGCTTTTTAACTTCAGCCTCTTGCATTAGTTTTTGGTTTTCAAGCTGGGCTTTCATTTGCTCAATTTGCATATTCATTTGTACTAATGCTTGTTGTTTTTGTACTTCGGCTTGTGCCGCAACCTGTTGTGCCTGAGCATTTGCTTGCGCTTGTGCTTGAATATTAGCTTGTTGCATTTGTTGATCAGACTGTAATTTCTTTTGTCTACGTATTTTAAGCAGCTGATTAGCTAACTTAATATTTTTAATTTCACGCAAATCAATAGCATCACCAAGTTCAATTAATCCAGCGGATAATGCCATTTGAATATTATTCTCTAGCAATTGTTTTTCTTCATCATCTGGCGCTAATTGAATATATATACCAAAGTCATAAAGATGCAGATTAACCATTTCATCTAATGTGGCAACGTTATGTGTGCCAATACTTTGAATAAATGCATCTCTTGTTGGCGAATATTCAAGTATATCAGAAATACGTAAGCTTAAACATTCTGCAGTTTCAGCCGTAAGATATAATCCAGCTTGCAATATATGCCGTGTTGCGGTATTTGAATTAGCCGCCGCCATTTTTTGAATACCTACTAAAGCATTCTTATCTGGCATACTACCATCACGTGCTTCATTAAGACCCGTAACATCACGGATCATTTGTAAATAGTAGTTATATGTATTAATTAATGCCCCCAGTTTATTGCCACCTGCTCCGCTTTGTAGTTCTTGAATTGGCATTTTGCCAGGGTTCATATCCCCAGTTGAAGTAAATGATCTACCAATAACAGATCCTGTTTGGAAGAACATATTAAGTGCTTCTTGCGGATTATAATTTGTACCGTTACCTAAATCAATTTCAGCTAAACCGTCGGCATCAAGATAAACCCCGTCTGGCACCATACGTGATAGCAACTGCTGCAGCTTTAAATGTGTTAGCTGGATCATATCAGCAAAACCTTCAATACGGCTTACTAATGATTCAATACGGCCTTTATACATTCTAGGAGCAACAATACTGTAGTTCATTCTGACTTTAGTATAATCACTCTTTGGGCGCATCATATTTTTAGCAAGCTCCCATTTAAGCAATGTATTTGTGCCGAGCACTAACGCCCCTTCGTATAATACCTCAAGCGAGCGCGATACTTTTTCAAAATTACCATCTAACACGTCGGTTGGCGGATTAAACTGATCATCTTTAATTAATATCTTTGACGCCCCTGTTGCTGTTTCTTTTATTTTATATACTTCGTTCGCGTATGTTTTGTAATTAAAATATAATATTTGCACAGAATTTTGGTCGATGTTATTTGTCTCGTCCATTGTTCTGTGATAAAAATCTGTGTTTTGAATTCCTTGCTTTGTAACATCCTCTAGTTCTTCATTAGTAAGATTAGGAAATTGCTTTTTTAGTTCATTAATAGGTATTGTTTTAATTTCACCTATATAATAAATATCATCAAAATAAGGAGAATCTGTATAAGAATATATAATATCCGCTGGATCAACATATTCTACAGTAACACCAGTTGAGGTTGAAAAGTTATTTTTAACACATGCCATACCGATTGTAACTAAATCGTATATTAACCTGCGACGTGTTAAATCATAATTATTACCTTCTAATATTGTATTAATAGCTTGTTCTTGCGCAATTTCAGCAGCTTGTTTGTAGTTGAGCTGCATATGCAATTCTAGTTCTTCTTTTGAATCTGGTAATTCTTCTTCGGGGTTTTCAAATAAGCTTATACCGAGAGCTTCTTGTATTTGATTATTAAGCTCTTTATTTTGCATATCACGCATAATAGACTCCATATACTCTGTGCGTTTACTCATACCATACGGATCTTGCGAGAATGCTTTAATGTCAAACATTCTATCTGACATGCCATTCACAACTATATCCACAAATTTTGGTATAATTGGAACTGGCTTCCAGTCTAAATTAAGGTAAGACAAATCACCATTAATAGATAATTCATCTTTATATTTTTGAATTGATTGTTCACCACGCGCATATAATCTGCGGCGATGAAAAGTGTTTTGGTTATTATAATACCGATTAGTACCGGAATCCCGCTTAAACCACTCGTGTTCTATAGCTTTAGCTACCTTAAGTCCATACTCAGGGGTAATTTTTTCTAAATCACTAGCGATTTGGCTTGGAAAATAACTTTTTACAACTGGTTCAGCCATAATGCTCTATTATTTTTGATCTTCCACCGTTATTATTATACCGGCCTATATTTATATTTAACTTTTGTGTTTGTCTTTCACCAACTGGGCGGTATAAATGTCTATTACAAGCCATTATTGCCAACCCTGAACTGATTGCGGCATCAAATTTTGTTCGATTATTTATATCAAACCGCGCCCAATCATTTAATGTATCATTAAAATACATAGTACCATATGTACCATCTTCTTTTAGTCCTACATATTTTTCAATATACGATTCTATTGCAGCAGCGTGCGCTTGCTTAATATCTTCACTGGAGTTTGGTATACCTCCTATTTCTTTTTCTGCGGCAGATAACTTATTCCAAATTTTATCTGGCCTATTCATTGAATAACCCCGGTAACCTCTGCGCTTTAAATAATACAATAACCTAGGCTTGTTATTTTCAGCAAGTAGTGGCATGCCATAAAATACTAATGCCATAAGTACATCTTCAAAAAACATTTCTGCCGTTTGCGGTCTTGCAATATATTCTAAAAAGAATGTATTTGGAGGCGCATCTTCCATGCTAAATGTTGTAAGTCCGTGCAATGAACCTTTTGATCCATTACCGCCAACAGTACCGGATATATCATAACTGTCACAACCGAACGCGCCAATGTGCTCATTCCCAGGGCATTTAATGCCGTTCTTTACAATTTGTTTATTTTGCAATTCTCTTTGTGGGACCCAACTTATATTAAATCTACCTTGCGGGTTAGGACTAAATATTACTTCACTGTCTTTAATGCCATTGCGCCATTGAAAACTTCCTCGTGTTGTCGGAGCATTATATCTTATATCGCCGTTGTAATCTATTTGCTGGTGTATTTTAACTAAGTTAAATATACTATTCTTTGCTTCGTCCCGAAATGCGTGTTCTTCTGTGCGCGGGAACTGGCGGTAAAATTCATTCTGTGCGTCAGGATCAGACTTTAATCCACTTACCTCATTTTGCCAGTAATCAATTACACCTACTTCTATTAATGTTCCATCCGGCGCTTCGGCCGGCTCTTCCGGTGTGCTGAATACAGGTACTCCATAAGTATCAATGAATCCTTCGTAGTTCCATTCCATAGGTATGAACAAAGAATATAATCCCGAGCGAGTCTGTCCATTGGCGTTTCGTTTGGTAACATCTGAATCATAATACAACTTTTTAAAATTGTCACCACCTTTGTCTAGTGCATTACTGGTTGAACCCATCATACACTTACCTATAATACGAGAACCAAGTCTAAGTGTTGTTTTTGTTACACGCCAGTTATTTAATATATTATCTGGTCTTTCCCATTTACCACTTTCATCATGCACTAATAGTCTTAGCTTTTCACCATCATAACTGTTGTCACCTGTATTCTTCCAGTCAATTGTTGTGTCAAGACCTTCTAGCTGCTGTCTTTGTTCTTTTGATTGTATTGATTTACGCGTTAGCTTTGAAGCTGGCACGCGATATGCTAATTCTGTTTTTGGACGGTCCATACCGTCTTGTATTGGCTTAAAGAAAAAAGGATAGTTTACAGATATTGGTACAACCTTGTCAGTAAACATCTTTTTAGCATCGGCCCCAGACTTAGATAATATACCAAAACGAGCATCACTTGTAATCGTTGCTTGATTTACAACTTCTCCGGAAGCCATAAATGAAAAACCAGAACGACGGTTTTTAAGATAACACATGCCGTAACACCTGTTATCTGCCTTACAAGCCTCCCAAAATATATAAAACAACCTATTGGCTTCACGATAATCTGGTTTACCTACATCAATCTTGCTCCATTGCAAGTACATATAATGCGTTCCGGTTATATAAGTTGGTATATTATTACTATAAAACCAATATCCTTCATCGCGTCGTGTAAACTCTTCATCAATATAAGCTCCCCAGGTGTCCTTAAACTCATCCGGATATGTTTCCCAGTCGAATATAGTCTTGATGTTTTTAAGCTCCTTAGGGTACTCCTGTGGCGTCCATTTGTTTTCGCCTTTTGCTATACACTTCGGCTCTTTTGGCAACGCTATGCGCAGGTTTTGTATTTCTATAATGTCACCTATCTGACCTGTCTTACTTATAACAACAATGTCGTGCTCTTTATTATAACCATAATCCCACTTCTTAGACTTATTTAACCTATTAATTGTGGTTAGCTTTATAGGCTCTATAATTTTAAATAACGTTTGCTTGTACATTACTTAGACCTTCTTTCAGCAAAACCAGAAAAAGCTTTTTGTGCGTCGTCTTCTTTAGGTTTGTTTTCTAAAATGCGTTCTTCTTCTTGAATGCGATTTAATATTTCAAATGCATCAAAGATTGCCAGCTTTTTAGTTGCTGCTGCGTTTTTTAATCTATCTGCAGAAACGTCGTCTTCGGTATTGGTTATAATTTTTTCTTCCGCTACCTTAATTAATTCCTCAACTGCCCGATGTCCAGCTTGGATTATACTCTTCTTCGTCTCCTTGATATTCATATTTGATTGTAATAGATTGTTCCGGTACTCGATATAAACGTTCGTTGTCTATGATAAATTCATATTCAGCGCCCGGTCTAAATCCGACTAATGTACCTGGTGGCAGATTTGCATCTCCAAATTTTATAATGCCTTTGCCGGTTACTTCTTTGTTTGTGGCAAACATTTCATTATTTTTTAATGGCTTAACGAAATAAAATCCTTCTGTTGGTTGCCAAATACTGCCAGGTGGTTTATGCGCATATAATTGGTCTGGGGTTACAAAATACATTTCTTCTTCAAAATAGCTGCTGCTATTTTTT